ATACTGGCGAATTAGTGAAATATGATGATTTTTCAAGCGACTATATAGCATTGGAAGGCTCGCTAAAAGAAAAAAACAGTGATCAAATTGCAATTAATCAGCCGACAATACCAAGTGAGAACTATTTGGAATCTTATATGACATTTTTAGATGGTTGTCTACAGGGGTTAATTAGTCCAGGTACAATAGGAATAGATGTTAAAAAATTAGATAATGCAGAGGCACAAAGAGAGAAAGAAAAAGCTACATTATATACTCGAAATGATATAATAGGTGTTTTAGAAAAGATGATTCCTAATTTAATTACTATCGTATTACAGGTATATGATGTCATGTCTAATAACTATCAAGAAGCTAAATATGAAGATTCAGAGATAAGTGTCGTTTTTGGAGAATATGCTAGTCCTTCATTTGAAGCAGTTGTTGAAACTGTTGCTAAAGGTAAGCAAGGCGGTGTCATGTCAATTGAAAAAGCGGTTGATGAATTGTATGGTGACACTAAAGACGAGGACTGGAAAACTGAAGAAGTCAAAAGAATCAAACAACAAAATGGTATTGAGGTAATAGAAGAACCTTCTGTTCAAGGGTATGATGCTATAGATGTATGATATCATTGAGATTATCAAGGACCTAGAAGCTCAAATCTTCGCATCCATGAAACGTAATCTTGCAAGGCATGAGGCTGATGAAATAAAAGAAGGGTTTAAGTGGGAGCAGTGGCAAAAAGCGAAACTGCGTAATTTGAAAGCTTTTAGACTAGAAAATGAAAAGCTTGTAAAGTCCAAAGAAAAACAGATAGAAGAATTAACAAAAAATACGATTGTTCAGGAATACAAAAAAGGACAATCGCTTTTTAATAAAGTTTGGACTAAGATAAAAAACTTTTTTAAAGGTCCTGAAGATTTATCGAAAAATACATTGTTAGATCCTGAACCAAAAGAAGAAAGCTTTTTTCATGTGAATGATAAGAAAATAGAGATTTTACAAGAACAGTTAACAAAGGATCTATCGAAAGCTGAACATGCTATTTATAGACGTGCTGATGATATTTACAAACAAATATTATATAAAACTCAAATACAGTATAATTTGGGTGGTGTGAGCTTAAACCAAGCCATTGACCAAGCAACAAAGGATTTTTTGAAGAATGGAATTGATTGTATTGAATATTCAAATGGTAGAAGGGTCAATATAGCAACCTATGTAGAAATGGCATTACGAACAGCGAGTCATAGAGCTAAGCTATTGGGTGATGGAAAGCGTAGAGATGAGTTAGGTATCTATACAGTTGTTGTATCAGCACACGCAAATACATGCCCTAAATGTGCCATATGGCAAGGAAAAGTGTTAATTGATGATGTATTTACTAGTTTATCATATGAGCAAGCAGTGAAGCTGTCAAAAGAAACTGGGTATCCTTTACTATCGTTCGCTATTGAAAAGGGGCTATTGCATCCAAATTGCAGGCATACAATAACAACGTTTATTAACGAGGATATCACACCATTACCAAAAGCGCCAAATGAGGAGGAAGCTATTAAGACCTATGGAGCTCAACAAAAGCAAAGAATGTTAGAGGTCCAAATCAGAAAATACAAACGATTAGAGCAAGGATTGATTGATGAAACATCCATCAAAGAAGCTAAGACAAAACGTTTGTACTATCAAAAACAATTAAGAGAGCATTTAAAAGAATATCCGCAGCTTAGAAGAGAATATGACAGAGAAAAAGTAAGAGTACCGTTAGAAACTCCAAAATTAAGCTTATATGAAGAGGGACAGTCAACAAGAGGATTTATTCAAAGTAATAAAGAACTACCGAAAGAATTCAAATTTGGTAAAGAAAAACAAGAGAATCTAGTTAAAACTTATGTCGAGATTGACAAAGCTTATAAAAAAGATAACAAAGAACATTTAATGCTATTAGATGCTAAAACAGGAGAACCTCTAGCACAAATGGCAGATGGGATTAAAAATAATGTAACCTTTACAGATGAAATGAAAGAAATTCTTTATAAAGCTGAAGATAATTCCATCACTACAGTTCATAACCATCCAAGCAAAAGCACATTCTCTATTGCTGATATATTACTACACAACGACATTGAACCCCTCAAGGAATCGATTGTTATTAATTCAGATGGTGGAATTTACTATTTTTCTATCCCAAAAGGTGCTAGAATTAATTTAGATACGTTAGAACTTAGAAATCAATTCAAGAAATCGGTAGAAGAGTATAGAGAAAAACTAAAAGAAGAATTCACTAATTTGAGTAATAACGAAATCAATCATAAAACATGGCAAGAGATAGCTGGAAAGTGGGGATGGTTATATGGGTATGAAAAATATTGATGAAGACAGAAAAGCTAAAATAAACAGGGCAATAGAAGAATATAACAAGAGCATAGATGATGAAGGGGCTTCTGAGGAAGAATTGGAAACAATATGGAAAGATGCCAAAAAAAGAAATGATGGAAAATCAATATTTGAAAAGAGCGATAAGTAATCGCTTTTCTTTTTGCATAAAGGAGGTGATAGCAAAATGGTAAAAGTAAAACCAATCAAGACATACTATGATACGGAATTAAAAAAAGAGCTTAGTCCAGATAATGAAGCTTTTGAAGTGTCTGAAGAAAGAGCAAAACTTTTAGTTAGAATGAAAGTATGTGAAGAAGTAAAGGGTACAACAAAACAATCAAATACAAATAAACAGGCGGTAGAAAAATAACCGTCTTTTATTATGACCAATCATCATTACGTCATAAAACTGTTTGATAGTAATTTTTTTAAAATTAACAGTCGACGGACTTTAAACAGGAGGATTTTATGAGTTTATTTTTAAATATGGCAAGACCGAGAAAAATGTTTTCACCTACTGATGGTGGAGGGGTTGGAGGAAACCAACAAGTAACAGATACTCAAACTCAAACAACACACCAACCTGCAAATGCTACCCAAACAATAGATATTGATTATAACAAGGTAGCTGATGCGGTTGAAAAAAGAGGAGAATCCACTTTAAAAGGTATCTTAAAATCTCAAGGATTAACAGGAGACCAATTAGACCAAGCAATTATTGATTTTAAGGCTAAACAAGCACAACAAACGGAAGCTGAAATCCAAGCTAATAAAGCAATGAAATTAGAGTTAGAAACGCTTAGACAAGAAAAATTAAATAATCAAATTGAAAAAGAAGTGATTACATTAGCAGATGGATTAACCATCAATAATGAAAAGTTACCTTTTTTGATGAAAATGATCGATAAAGAAAAATCAATCAAAGAAGACGGAAGTATCGATACAGAAGCTTTAAAAACAGAAATAGAGAATGTTACTAAGGCATTCCCTGATTTCATTGAACAAAATAAAGATGATGTTTCTAAAGGTATGCAAGTATATAAAGCTGGAGCAGATGGAACAAAGGGGACAGAAGCAGCAGACACAATAAACGCTTTATTGAATAAAGCTTTTGGAATCAAAAAATAAGAAAGAAAAGAGGAATTAAAATATGTATGAATATGTAACATTATTTCATCCGAAATTATTAGAATTGTATGAATTAGAATTAACTTCAAACGATTTATATCAAAGTAATCTAGATATTGAGATTGTCAATGGAAATGAAATCAAAATACCATCTTTAACAGTTAGTGGGTATAAAGATCATAACAGAAATGTTGTAGGATTTAACGCAGGGAGCTATATGAATGATTATGAAACAAAGAGGTTAGACCATGATCGAGATATTGAGTTCTTTGTTGATCCAATGGACGAAGATGAAACAGCAAGAATTATTAAAGTAGCAAACTTACATAATCGTTTTGAGAAAACACAAGCTATCCCTGAATTGGATTGCTATACTTATTCAAAAGTTTATAGTGAAGCTAATAGGGTAGGAGCTAAAATCACAACAACCCAATTAAATGTATCAAATGCCTTAGCAGACTTTGACGAAAACATTAAGGGATTTAAAGAAGCTAAAGTACCATTAAGTAGAATCATTATGTATTGTACACCAACATATGAAACATTAATTAAGAACGCCGAAGGCATTCAAAGAACATTAGAAATCACTAAGCCTAACGCAATTGATAGAAGATTTAATTCAATTGATGACATTGGCAAAATTAAAGTAATCCCTTCAGAGCTTTTAAAAACAGCTTTTGATTTCTCGGATGGATATGCAGTAGATCCAACAGGAAAACAAATCAACTACATTTTAATAGATCCTGAAGCACAAGTTTCAAGGGTTAAATATTCTTACATTAATGTTTTCCCTAAGGGACACGATTCAAGGACTGCGGATAAAGATATTTATCAAAACAGACGTTACAATGGGACATTTGCATTAGATCAATTATTAAAGAAAGGTGTTATCATTAACAGAGAACCATAGGAGGTATTTATGAAAGTAAGAAAAGAAAATAAGATTTATACAATTGATGAAAGACAAAAAGCTTCTTATTTAGACTTAGGATATGATGTCATTAATGAAACAACTGGGGATATTGTTGAACATTCTCCTTTGAAATCAATTTCTTATGCTGAACATTTGAGATTGATTCAAGATCGAGAAGATAAAAACATTGTAGAATTTGATAATCTAAATACAACGATTACTGAAAAAGAAGCTAAAATTACAGAATTAGAAAAAAACTTAGTAGCAAAAATGACGATTGAGGAATTAAAAACATTCGCTAACGAAAGAGAGATAGCGATTCCTGAAGGCGTGACTAAGGCTGATGATATCCGTGCATTTATTGAAACATCCTACTTTACAATAAAGTAGGTGTTTTAAATGCAAATATATGCAACAATAGAAGATTATAAAAAATATGGCGAGGGTCTAATTGATGAAGCAAAGCAAGAAAAGTATTTGCTTGATGCCAGTACTCAA